AATATTATATCGGATGGCCGCCACGTGTCCCTGGAGGTTATGGAACTCCTACATATAAATTGTCACCAATGTCACCAATTGCTTTAGAGTTTTGAGAGAGAGCTCAATTGGTGACATCGCTCTTATTACAAAAATGCCATCAGCTCCAAAACGCTTCCGTATCTCTTCTAAAAACTATTTCCTTACTTATCCACAGTGCTCTTTATCCAAAGAAGAGGCACTTTCCCAAATACAAACCCTAACTATCCCAACGAACAAGAAGTTCATCAAAATCTGCAGAGAACTTCACGAAAATGGGGAGCCACATCTCCACGTGCTTATTCAGTTCGAGGGAAAGTTCGTCTGCACGAATAACAGATTATTCGACCTGGTATCCCCAACCAGGTCAGCACATTTCCATCCTAACATTCAGGGAGCTAAATCATCGTCAGACGTCAAGTCCTATATCGACAAGGACGGTGACACCCTCGAATGGGGTGAATTCCAGGTCGACGGTAGAAGTGCTAGAGGAGGTCAACAGACGGCTAATGACGCTGCCGCCGAGGCACTAAACGCCTCCTCAAAAGATCAGGCGATGCAAATAATCAAAGAGAAGCTGCCGGAAAAGTTTCTCTTTCAATATCACAACCTGTCGGCTAACTTAGACAGGATATTTGCAAAGGCTCCGTCACCATGGGCTCCTCCGTTTCCACTCTCCTCCTTCACTAACGTGCCAGACGAGATGCAAGAGTGGGCGGACAGTTATTTCGGTGTTGATCCCGCTGCGCGGCCTGACAGACCTATTAGTATCATAGTTGAAGGTGATAGTCGGACGGGGAAGACGATGTGGGCTCGTGCATTGGGCCCACATAATTATCTAAGCGGGCATCTGGACTTCAACCCAAGAGTCTACTCAAACGAGGCCCAATACAACGTCATCGATGACGTCAGCCCGCCCCATAAAAAGATGAAACATTGGAAAGAGCTCATTGGGGCCCAACGGGACTGGCAAAGCAACTGTAAATATGGAAAGCCAGTTCAAATTAAAGGAGGGATCCCATCAATCGTGCTCTGCAATCCAGGCGAGGGGGCCAGTTATAAAGATTTCCTCGACAAAGAGGAAAACGCATCTCTCAAAGCCTGGACCCTTCACAATGCGACATTCGTCTTCCTCGACTCCCCCCTCTATCAAGCCTCAACACAGGGCGGCCAAGCGCAGAGCAACTCGCCGTAGACGCATCGACTTGGAGTGCGGGTGCTCTTTCTTCCTCCACCTCAACTGCGCCAACAATGGATTCACGCACAGGGGAACTCATCACTGCGCCTCAAGCGGAGAATGGCGTGTTTATCTGGGAGCTGCAAAATCCCCTGTATTTCAAGATAACCAACGTGGAAGACCCCCTGAACACCAACACCAGGGTCTACCACGTCCAAGTCCGGTTCAACCACAACCTGAGGAGAGCGTTGGATCTCCACAAGGCGTACTTCAACTTCCAAGTCTGGACGACATCCCTGACAGCTTCTGGGACGACATATTTAGCTAGATTTAGGCACTTAGTCATGTTGTACTTAGATCAATTAGGCGTTATCTCAATTAATAATGTAATCAGAGCCGTTCGTTTTGCGACGGACCGGTGTTATGTAAATCATGTACTCGAAGATCATTCAATAAAATTCAAACTTTATTAATTTGATATCGAATCGTAAAAATAGATCCGAATCTTAAGCGTAGCATACACGGGGTTAGACGCATGAGTACATGCCATATACAATAACAGGGCGTTCTCAGTGTGGTTCTCATATATCCCTCTCTCCTGATGGTTATAAGTCACGTGGTTGTTGACCTTCCAGAAACGCCTCACAAGGGCCTGTTCGTTGCTCGCATACTGTCCACCTGTCACCTTGGCATAGAACTTGTGCATGACTTGAAAACGATCGCGGAGATCGTTCTTAACTGTCGCAGTGCTGGGCTCATTGTCAAACATGTTAAACACCTGGCCAAAATCCATGGGCGTGCCATAGGGTCTCCTGTCTCTCACCAACCAAAACATGACGCTGTTGGTGTGGTTCTTCAATTTGATGTTCTCGTCCATCCAGATCTTACCTAGGATGTAGACAGACTTGACACAGAATCGCTTACCTACACGGTGAGTAATACCGTTACCACGTGTGACATCAGATACACAAATAACCTTACCCACGTGCGAGACATCATGACGCTGTTCGTAGGACTGGACCTTACAAGGGCCTTCACAGCCTTTAGGGACATCGGGTCCTCTCATAGTCCGATATATCCTGGGCTTCCTGTACATGGGCCTGTTAACCCAAGCAGAGGCCTTGTCAAATTTGGGCCTCATACCTCCACGAGGGGAATAATTGAGATTGCGACTAACCTTAGAGGATCCCGCCATCGCGCGCCAAGGGGCTTCCCGCTTAGGCATTCTGAATTGATGAGTCGACATAATTAATGGCCCACTATATAGCTGTTTAACTACTTGGGCGGGAAGTAGTTCAAAACAAATAAGCTTTCAGGACCACTTCTCATTGGACGGTCATTATTACAGTGGGCCCATAATGCTAGTGGCAGACAAAGCGGCGCGATATGCGGGAGCGGGTCGGGGCAAAAAATCGCGCGGCCATCCGGT